AATCAAACTGGAAACCGTCAACAATACAATTGAGGTTTTTCACCTTACCTTTGACTGTTGTAAGGTTAGAATATTGCTCTAAAGAGCCTAAATCTTCAATGCCGGTAAAAACACCTTTTGTTTCCCTGATTGATTGCCTTTCAAGCCACTCTTTTACTGCCTGAAACTCAGGTCTTTCAAACTCTATATATGGAAAAATGATGTTTTTTATGAACATTATGTAGCGTTTGGTTTGAACCGGTACACGCTCACCGTCTCTTATATCAAAACATTTTATGTCGGCTCTTTCAAGCTCCATCAGGAAGTAGTCTTTACCGATTTTGGTGTCATTGTGATTGAGGAAGTTTTTATTATATTTCTTCGATAATTCCTCTCTAAAGCGGATCATATCTAAAGATTTTTCGTAAAATTTAGCGGTTTCTCGGCAGTCGTGGATGTTATATCTGATAAGTTCGTCGATCTGCTCACTGTTCAATCGTGTGCCTACAGCGTAAGGTAGGTCAGCGATTGTGCTGGAACACATATTAAATTCAAGCTTTTTAAGGCTAGTTGACCGTGCCACATTGTCAAAATGATGGATTCGGAAAAGGTCAATTTGCGGTATTATGTGTTCATGTGCCCAAATAATGTATTTAAAGCGTTCTTCTTTTTTAAAATTGATAATTTTCTGAGCAACCTGGTATGCGAAAAGTGCTTTATCCTGCATCTGGGCAAAAGGTTTATGCTTTATCAGGCGATGCAGGACTTGATAGTCAAAGTAAAAATTATTGAAACCGACCCATCTGACAAAATTCATGCAACATTTATCTACGAACTCAAGAAACTCTTGCCAGTCGTCTTTACGCTCAGACATTTCGAACGTCTTAACATTACCTGATTTTGGGTCTAAAAAGGTAATTGTTAAGACGTTGGGGTAGGTTTCTATATCGAATATTACGTTGTGCATTACAGCCTAATTCTTAGGTTTCACAGCATCAAAAGCGTCAGTCATCTGCTCTTTAATCTCACTTATGGCACGCTCACGGGCATCGTCGATCAAGTCATTTTCGTCAAGGTCTATTGTGCATTCACCTCTAACCTGCATTGACTCATAATTTCCAAGATTTATCGTGCGTTGTGCAGCGATTGATATTTGTGATATTTTCATTAAATTAACTCCTTATCTTCAGCTAACCATTCAGGCACTTCAATATAAGCACCATCAATTTCGATCTGCGATTTAGGTAACCAGACTTTTTCGTCCTCAAGGTTAGTTACCAGCACCGCAAGCTCTGTTTCATGCTCAATATCGAGCAATAATTTATGTGTTTCCTTACTCATTTTTTAACCTTTTAACTTCATCTTTTAAGTACCATATTGCCTTTTCAATTTCTTGAATTGACGGGTTTGATTCTTTCAGCCCAGATCGCCACAAATATTTAACCGCATTACCGCAGTTAAAATTCATGTGACGGGTAATTTCAATACACTCAATACCAGATGGATGTGATGTGTAGTGTTTAGGATGGTTTACCGAATCACTCATAAAACGTATCCGTCCATTCATGTTCACATTCTGGGCACTGAATGGTAAAACTGTGGGTGTAAATATCTTCTAAGTCACGCTCAAGAATTTCCACAAATGTATCACGGTCAGTAGATGTACCAACCGTGATCTCACCAACTTTTTTACCATTTAAAAATATATCATCAGCGATTATTTTTATCATGACATCATGTCCTCAAGGCTATCAATAACACCTTCATAAGTTTCAATTAAGCTGTCGATTTCGTCACGTTCTTCACGCTCTAATTTGCGACGACGGATTACCTGACGCATGATTTTAGTGTCGAAACCTTCACCTTTTGCGTCAGCATAAATATCTTTAATATCGTCAGCTATAGCCTGTTTATCAGACTCTAAGCGTTCTACCCTATCAATATAGTCTTTCAGTGCTTTTTTGGCATTATCACCAATTGCACCCTTTAACATATCGTCTACCATTGTTATTTTCCTTATAATAAAATTGAACAAATCCAGCAAATAAAGCTGATTAAATTTAATGGTGTTTGCGGCATCAAAAATTTATGACCAATACTTATTGCTCTTTTCACATCATTATGTTTGTAAAAAGTAGCGATGCTTATACATTCACCAAAATAGGCACTTGTTAAAGCAGCCATTGTCAGTGATATACCGATAACATTTAGTACAGGATTGTTATTGTAAAATAACGCTGCAACATGCAGAATCATAATCCACGCCACAATAAAGTAGCCTATAACAACGCTGTTAGCGATCTTGTCATAAAATAAAGCACCGTTTTTTATTCTGCTGTAATTTAAGCGGTAATAGCTCTCTATTTCAGAAGAATCATTTTCTTGTTTTTCAGACATAACAAACCTCAAGTTAAATCCAAAGGTGTCGAATTCGACACCTTTAGAAATAAAACTAAAACAGTGAATCAACAGATGATCCATTGTCACCTGAAGCAGGTGCAGGTGCTGAACTTTCGAAGCCTTCAACAGCACCGAATTCTTCCTCACCTTGTGCTTTCACAAAACCAATCGGATCATCATGGTCAAGCAACTGCACGTTTACCAAACCAAGGTAAAGCCCAGGGTACTTACCTTTAGATAACCAGTAAGGTCGTACCGTAGCTCTTGCCCAACGGCCAGAATACGCTTCATTTTGAAGCTGCTCTGGATCAACTTTTTGACCGTTCGGGTGAACAAAGTCTGGTGCTTGTTTAGAAGCAGCAGTCATTAATGTCCATCCGTCATATTCCGGACCAGCAGGTTTACCACCTTTTGAACGGTTGTTAGGATCAGCAAAACGGTTATTAACGAACGTTTTGGCACGATTCTTGTCGCCATCAAGATTGTCGAGCGCAATTGCCGCCATTTCGTTTTTAAGCATCACCAAACCTTTCTCGGCAATGTCAGGTTTAAAACAAAGCTGTAGGCTGTATCTGTCCTTACCTGCATCATCCTTTTGGGGTGTGTAGGCATATTGGGCATAAAACAACTTACCCTTTGGTGTGATAATGTTACCGCTAACCGGTGACTTATGACATGTGTTTGTATCTTGCATAGTTTTTACTCCTTATAAACTTGTTAATCGTTAAAACACATTATGACTGCTTTGCAGCAGCTTCCACTAAGGAACGTGAAAGGCGATACCCCTCAAGCTCCCATAGCTTATCGTAGGCTTTAGTTACACACTCTTTATGTGCAATCGTCTTGCCAATTTCTTCGTCAAAGTTTTTAGGGTCAACACATTGACCAAAACCGTCTGCTACAGCAAATCCGTCAAGATATGCGCTGCACATAATGCGGTTTTCTTTGACTATTCCAAAAACATATTCGATTTTTTCGAATAATGCGTCAATTTGCGCCTTTGTTACACGTGGCGCAGTTAAACCTTTTTGAACAATTTTTTCTTCGATAACATCTTCAAAAGACTTAGGTTTTTGAGTTGTTGCATTTTGTGTCATTTAAGTTCTCCTTAAAATAATTTAATTGCGGTTGTTGTTTGTTTAGCAGGTTTCTTATCTTCAATAGCCACAGCACCAAATTCTGATGATCCCAGTGGTCTGACAGCCTCACGCTTGTCACTTATCGGCACTAAAGTCACACCAGTTGAAGTTTTTTCAACATATTGTGACTCATATTTAGCAAACTCTTTCTTACCGATAATTTTTTCCATTTGTGGAGCAGTAACAAAAGTTTTCTTATAAGCACCTTCTAGGTGACCAAAAGCAGCCTCAGCAGCCTTAGCGTCCTTCCATTTACGAGTAGCACGTGTAGCGACAAGTTTAGTACCCTCAACAGGGTTCTTTTCTTCGGCTCTTTGCTGTGCGTAATCCTTCAACGCTGCACACCACTTTTCTATGACAGGTATTTTTTCAAATATTAGATCGTAGATTTCCTCATCGGTTAACATGTCAGGATTCACAGGTTGTGCGTTAGGGCTTTCAAAATCCATTCTAACTGTCCTCTCACAATAGTTTTTATACTCTTTACACACCGCCTTTGCTTTACACCAACCACAATGTGAGCCAGCGTTCAATGGTGCATTCGGATCATCAGCTAAAACTGACGCTTCAGCTAAATCCATTTTCCAGTCAAACAAGTCCTCTCTGGGCATATCCCATGAGCGCACCGGTCCGTCTGGATGAAAAGCATTTGGTTGAACAATGGTGATGCGTAAAATTTTCCACGGTAAATTCTCCATTTCAATTGCTGCACCAAGACCATAACAAAGACCTTGAATATTTTCGAATGCCTCAACTAATCCAATTCCGTTTTTATAATCAACTACGTGAAGAATATCTTCATGTACTGATATAAAATCGGCTGTACCTGATTCATCTTT